GAATCCATTGAAGAAATACCATTTGGGGGTCAAGCAAAATGACACAGAATGAGTGGATTCTCGCAGCTTTGAAGGAGAAACCACTTACACCCTTAGACGCATTAGAGGGTTGTGGGTGTTTTCGTCTGGCAGCCCGTATCAGAGATCTAAAGGATATGGGCCACAACATCACCACCAGGTCAATGATTACGCCGAGTGGCAAAATCGTTGCTCAGTATTACCTGGAGGAGAAAATCTATGATTGAAACTATATTTTTCTTGTTGTTTATGACACCCTTGATAACTGTTTTATGGCTAGGTGTCGGTTGCTTGATTTACCTAATTATTCAACTTTTTAGGAGTGAGAAATGAGTAAAGAACTATTACAGCAAGCGTTAAATACTTTGAAATTGTCAGTAGAGAACGATGGGGGCGTAGCTTATTTCTATGATGGCGATGAAATTGGGATGAGAAAGTGTTGCGATGTTATTTCATACAAAAAGCATCACAAAGATTGTTGGGTAGTGCAAGCTAAATCAACTATCGCAGCACTTGAAGCAGAGTTAGCCAAGCCTGAGCAAGACTGGGATTTACTGAAAGCAACTCAAGAGTCCCTTCGTGAGCATATGGCACAAATTAAGGAACTTGAAGCAGAGTTAGCCAAGCAAACAGCCTTAGACAAGAAAGCCGATAACGCTCGTGAACTAGGGCTAGATTATGAGCCTGAGCAAGAGCCTGTGGCGTGTATTGTTGACGGCGAAGTGTACTTAGCGGACGAAATTGATTGGGAAGAACTCGGCGGAACACCGCTGTATGCTGCACCACAAAAGTTAGAAGTTGAACATCAATTTCAATATACTGAGTATGGTTTGCGAGGGGATAAAGAAGGAAATCTAAGTATTGGCGAAATACCACGCAAGCCGTGGGTTGGTCTGACGGACGAGGAAAAAAAATCAATTTATTTGCAACCTGAAATGGATGGTTTGTCCGAGATACAAATGTACGGTGTGATTGAGGCTAAACTTAAGGAGAAAAACACATGAATGACCAACAAGATTTTGCACCAGAAGTCCGTAATAGTGCCTGGTGGTCCGGTGATTCTCGGAAAGCCGCTAATGGTCGGGCCATCGACGCTATCTTAATTAAGCAAGGCAAGATGGAAATTCCAGACCTGTCACAAGTAGAAGCAGTCCAGATGGGCCATGTTATGCAACCAGTGGTACTCAGACTGGCTCAAAACGCTTTACAACAGGAGATTAAAGATGCCGATTACGCTCTTACCCATCCCAAAGAAACTTGGCTTAGAAGTCATTTTGACGGGATCACGGTCGATGGAAAGATGCTTGTCGAAGCAAAAAACTACAATGCGTCGGTCCGAAACAAATTTGATTTTGAGACGGGCAGAATACCACCGGCAGATTACGCTCAACTTGTGCATGAAGCGGCTGTACACAATCTCGACAAAATCTGTCTGGCTGTGCTGTTCGGTGGACAGGAGTTTAAGTATTTCGTCTATACAATTACGGAGAGCGAGAAAGTCGAACTCATCTCACAAATGGCTGTATTCTGGTCCTACGTTGTTTCAAACACTGTACCAACACCGGAGACGGTTGAGCAGACAAAACTTGTCTATCCGGCCTCGACAGAAGGCGTGGTCACCGCCACAGCTCAGATCGAACAACATATCGAACTGTTAAAACAGTACAAAGAACGCATCAAAGAAGCTGAAAGCCAAGCCGAAGCATTGGAAGTCGCAATACGCAATTACATGGCTGACAACTCAGAGGTACGCTCAATTGACGGTAGTACATTAGTTAGTTGGAAATCGAGTAAAAGTACAAAACGCTTTGATGCAACATTGTTTAAGTCGGCGATGCCTGATATGTACGAGAAGTTTGTAGTAGAATCACCTGGTAGTAGAAGATTTTTATTGAAGTAATTTTTTCTCATCAAATAGGGGTTTATCATGCGTAAAGAAGCAAAGAGTACTTATCACCGTTTTGTTGATGCTTTAATAGAAGCGGCAGATGAATTTATTTTAAATCCAAAAAATGAATTGACGTTTGCAGAAGCAATAGGAGCGATGTACGCTTTTGTTCGTATTTCTGAAAAGTTTATGACAGATGTTGCAAACAAAGAAAAGGGGACACATGATGAGTAATATCGTACCGTTTCAGGAAATGCAACAAATGGCGAAAGCCATTGCAGATTCCAAATTGTTTGGTCTGAATGATGTTAACCAAGTATTGGCCCTTGGCATGGTGGCTCAGGCTGAAGGTCATGCTTTTGCCACCGCAGCACGGGATTATCATGTCATCCAAGGCAGACCAGCTCTTAAAGCTGACGCAATGATGGCGAGGTTTCAGGCTGCTGGCGGTAAAGTCGTTTGGACGGAGTACAAAGATGATGTCGTTACAGGAGTGTTTTCGCATCCGGCGGGAGGAGAACTGGCGGTCACTTGGACTATTGAGCAAGCATCTCGCATTGGCCTTGTTAAACCTGGTTCTGGTTGGCAGAAATTTCCCCGTGCAATGCTACGTTCTAGGTGTATTAGCGAGGGCATTAGGAGCGTCTATCCAGGATCAGTTACAGGTTTTTATAGCCCTGAAGAAGTTGCGGATTTCGAGCCAGCAAAACCGAAGTTTATGGGCAAAATTGATGCGCCGCACTTAGAGCCATTGCCAAGCGCAGAAACCGTCTCAGAAGTTGTTTTAGACGATATGGGCGTGGTTGAATCCAAACCAGAGCCAACAATACCGCTATATGTACCCGGTATTGATGCACCCTACAAATATCTGTCTAACGTCGAGGACTGGATCTATGCTTTTTCTGAAATGTGTGAGCGTATTGGTACTTCTACTAAGTACAGCTTTACTGAGAAACGGGAAAAAGCCAAAGCTCTTGCTAGAGCTAATGAAGGCTATATGGAAACATTCACAGTAGCGCAGAAAATGGTTGTTAATCAAGTAATTGGAAATTGTGGGGGCAATAATGGCTGAAGGCGATTTTATCATTCCACCAGGTCGTGGCTATCTCTGGCAACAGCAGAAAAACAAGGAAACCGATCCCGATTTTAAGGGGGATATTGTTCTGCAAAAAGACTACAAAAAAGGCGATAAGCTCACGATGAGGGCCTATATGTCGAAAACTAAAAAAGGTGCGCCATACGTCAGTATTTACGAAACGGTGCTGCAAGCCGAGTTTGTCAAACAGGCCAAAGCTGAGAGTTATCCCCGTGAAGTCAATATTGACGAAGATGACGTACCTTTTAATTAGAACGGGTCTATAATGGTTGTATTCCAAGCACAGGGAGTACAGCATGATTCGTTCTAAAGAGTGTTTTAAGTGCAATACCGTCAAGCCATTGGACGAGTTTTACAAACACGCAATGATGGCTGACGGTCACGTTAATAAATGCAAGACTTGTAATAAAAAAGATGTTTCCAAAAATCGATGGGAAAAAATTGAAAAGTATAGAGAGTATGATAAACAACGAGCTAAATTGCCGCACAGACTTGAGCAAAAGTTACGAGTTAATCGTGCATGGAGAGCCGAAGATAAAAGAAGGCAAATTGCTCATAGCAAAGTGGCAAGAGCAATTCTTAAAGGCTTGCTCACACCCTCTCCGTGTGAGCGTTGCGGTGATACTAAATCACTTGCTCATCATGAAGATTATGATAAACCACTTGATGTTATGTGGCTTTGTCAGCCTTGCCACAAACAGCGGCATAAAGAGTTAAATGAAGAATTCTAGCCAAAAACCGGTTTTTCTTGACGGAGGGGAGACATTTTGAGACATATTCTGCATTTGCCATACCCGCCCTCCATCAATAATTACTGGATTGCATCAGGTAACCGTCGGTTCGTTTCCAAGCGTGGTCGTGATTTTAAGTTAGCGGTACAAGAGTATGTTGCACTGCACCAATTAGAATCCTTTGGGGATGGGCAGGTGGTTATTGATATAGTATTGCGACCACGGGATGCACGGTTGATGGACATTGATAATTGCATTAAGCCTATCTTGGATGCGATGCAGGATGCAGGAATGTTTGACAATGATAGACAAGTACACCAAGTATCTATCACAAGGGGGCTTGTGAAGAAGGGGGGCGGTGGATGTATTGTAGTAGTAGAGAACGCTTCACCCTCCGCAATGGAGGGAAGCCCCTAGCCGAGTCCTAACGGTGTTGAGAGCCAGCCGGTGGCCTGGTATTTAGGACAGCCACCACCTTACTCAATCTTATAGGGGATCATCATGGTCGTAGACCAAGAGCAGTTAATCATTCAGGCCAAGGAAGCTCAGAAAGAGTTGCAAGCCTACATTGCATTTGTTTCATACCTTCAATCGCAAGAAGAAAGGATGCTTACCAATGTTTCTTTTATCCTGTCACACCTTATCGAGGCACTAGAAAATGACTAAATTATTTATTGCAACACCCATGTATGGCGGTATGTGTACCGGTGCGTACACCCAATCACTGCTTAACTTGCCAAGCATCATGGCTAAAGAGGACATTGAGGTTTTGATGTCTTTTATGTTCAATGAATCACTTATTCAACGTGCGAGGAACGCTCTTGCCACGGCATTTATGAAGTCAGATTGCACTCATATGATGTTCATTGATGCCGACATCCGGTTTAACCCGCATGACATCCTGACC